AAAAACACAAGCCATTAAAACATCTTCAAAAAATATTTCTGCAGTTTGTGGTCTAGCAATATATTCAAGAAAAAATTCATTACTTGGTGCTTCATCCATATTAAACATAGTCTTTCCGTGTAATGCTCCATTAGAACCACCACCACCAACTACTCCTGATATGTCATAACTGTCACATCCAAAAGCACCTATGTGTTCATTGCCGGGATACTTGTTACCTTTTCGTGTTACAACATTATTTTGTAACACACTATTAGGTGTCCAAGAAACAAAGAATCTACCCCTGTTGTCAGGAGAGAATATAACCTTAGTATCTTTAACACCATTCAACCAACGCAGATTCCCACGAGTAACGTGATGGTCTATAATTATAGAGTCATTGTAATCTATCTGTTGGTATATTTTTGTAAGATTGAATATTGATTGTTTACTCTCATCTCTAAATGCGTGAGATTCACTTCTAGGAAATTGTCTATAGTATTCGTTTAGAGCATCGGGGTCATTCTTTAATGAATCAACTTCTGCTTCCCAATAGTTTACTGCACCCTGATAAATATTTTCTCCATCAATACCTTTGATTTCTTGCTTAGGTGTTTCTAATACAGGCATTCCATACATATCTATGAATCCCTCCATATTCCATTCCATTGGGATGAAAAGTGAATACATACCACTTTTAGTTTGACCATTTGCATTTCTTTGTAGTACGTTAGAATCTGTGTATAGTTTTTTAAAGTTACTACCACCTTTGTCTAAAGCATTTGATGTAGAACCCATCATACACTTTCCAATAATCTTACTTCCAAGACGTAAACAAGTTTTCGTTACTCTCCAATTATTTAAAATATTATTTGGTTTAATCCACTTACCACTTTCATCGTGTACTAAAAGCAAAAGCTTTTCACCATCATATGAGTTGTCATCTGTGTTCTTCCAATCTATTGTGGTATCCAACCCAAACATTTCATCCTGAGTTGTTTCATACATATTCTTTTTTGTAATCTTAGCTGCCGGAATCCTAAAAGCTAATTCAGTTTTAGGTTTGTCCATACCATCCATTATAGGTTTAAAAAAGAATGGAAGTCTACTATTGATTGGAACAACTTTATCAGTAAACATTTTTTTAGCATCCGAACCTGTCTTTGACAGTATGCCAACTCTAGAATCTTTAACTAAAGTTCCGGTGTTTACACATTCAGAAGATGACATAAATGAAAATCCTGAACGTCTTATCTTTAGATAAATCATTCCAAAACTTCTTTTGTCTGCCTTACAAGCTTCCCAAAACAAAAACAATATTCTATTAGCTTCTCTAAAATCAGGGTATCCTATATCAATACTTGTCCATTGTAGATACATATAATGTGCACCTGTTATATAAACAGGTTTGCCATTAGACATATACCAAAAACCTGCTTCTCTTCTATCAAACTCTTCTTCAATATAATCAACCCATCTGTCTTTAAAGTCTGAAGACATTTCATTCCATTGAAATATAGATTGTATTTTAGACAGAACCTTAGGTAGTTCTACTCTCTCCCAATATTGTTCTTGCTTCTTTTTACTTCTAGAATGAATATCTTTGGGTGGTTTAGGTAGTGCAATACGAAGACCTTGAACTTCTACAATATCTTCTATCTGTCCGGTCTTAGATATAACAACAAAATCATACTTAGGGTTATAGCCGTATTTCCACGTTTTAGCCTTGTTCTTAGACGTTAAAACATTTTTTGGCACAACACCCTCAAGTATGTTATATAAGCTATTTAGACCTTCTTTCTGCAAATCCTTGTTTTGTATCTGTTTTTTTAATTCCTTTTTCTAAAGAATCTATAGCTTCTCTTTCTGCTTCAATACGATTAAGTATTTCAAAAGCATCAAAGATTGCTAACTTCTTTGTAGCTGCTGCATTTTTCAACCTGTCAGCAGACAAGTCATCTTCAGGGTCGTGTTTAATAATCGCTTCCTTCGCCACCTTTATCAGTTGCTCTACTGCCCTGTGTCCTGCTTCTATTATTTTTAATTTTATTTCTTTTGATTTCATTATTAAATCTTTTGCTTTTTCTTATTGGTATAGGTGAACCATCGTGTTCATTCCATTCATCATTAAAGTACATCCAATCCCATTCTCTACTCATTTTTATAAAACATTACATAGACTATTCTACCTTCTTGCCAACTTTCATTTGGATATTTACTGTGAAAGTAATTACAAGGATAAGATATAAGCCTATTAGGTTTGTATCCTACAACACTTTTCAAACTCCATTTAGTTAAATCATTTGAATCTTCTTTCAATATAGTATCAAATTCTTTATCAGAAATATTACTTGGCATAGTTTCTCCCATAGTTGAATGTTCCCAAAACGCAGTACCGTGCAACTCTTTCATAGTTGACTTTGATAAATAAAGCACTAATGCTCTATCAGGCTTTTCGTTATTTATAATTGTATCTGCGTGAATCCTCCAATCTTTATCTACTTCATTATTAGATATTCTAAAAAAACTTAATATTTTTCTTATTGGTTTATTTTCTGCAACTGACAATTCAAAAGATACAATGTCGTCAAAAGATTCAGAACTATCCCAAACCCAAAAACTTTTATCGCCTGTGTCAACTTCTCTATATTCTGTTGAGTTCAAATAATCCATTAACTGATTATATACATTATCACTTAAAAAATTATCTTTTATATAAATCATAGAACCATTGTTATTTGATGGTCAAACATTCTATATAACTTTTCTCCGTCAACTTCAAACTCATATTCAGAATCAGGTTTAAACGAAACTCTATCTCCTTCACTAATACCTTTACTCATTAAATAATCGTTAGGGTATTTCATTTCACCAACCAATGGTTCTTCTTTTGTGTTTTTATAAATATACGAATCTTCTTTTGATACGGGTTTTACAAAACAATATCTATCAACTGCATTCCATTGTGTACCATTATGGTACATATAAAACTGCTCAGGCTCTACAAAAAATAGGTCATCTTTAAAAAAGCTTCTACCACTTCTTTGTCTACCTTTCATATCATTGTAGTATTTAAATACATTGTGGTGTACTAACAAAAAATCTCCCACCTTTATTGGACCTTTATATCCGAGGGGGAGTTCTATAACTTCAGCTTTGCGATTCGCAAATCGTGCATCTTCCAAAGAAGTACTTACAATAAAATCTATTCCACCAATACTTTTAGTATTATTATACCTCTTACCCTTTACAGGTTTGGTAATAAATGCAAACGGTGATTTCATAATTTAATTTATGAGCCACAACCAAGACAATCTATATGTGAATCAGTTGGCTTGACTCCATTTAATTTCATTTTAATATTATGGATTTTATCTGCAAGTTCCATTTCTTGCTCGAATGTTAGATTGGGTTGCTTCTTTTGTTCTGTATAAATTTCAAGTTCCTCTTGTAATTGTTGATTAGCTAAATCTGACATTCTATATAAAGTTTATATTATATTCAATAGATACAGGCATTGTGGATGTAAACTCTTTCCACAACACAATCTCTCCATCATTAATTATATAAATTAATATTGATTCTTTTTCTACATTAAACTTTATTAAATGAATAGTATAACTGCCATTAAGAACAGGTTGACCTACAATATAATGCATTGCACCTGACTTGTAATCAGGACCTATTGAAATCTTTCTAATATCCATTACGATAATTTATGAATAGCAATCCACGAACTTGGTGCATCAGGCATAGTTCCCACACCTGTTGATGCTCCTCGTGCTTCTCCTTGAAGATTAGACATTGTTGCAAGTAACTGCATTCTAACATTATCAATTGTAGTTTCTAAAGGAAAACTAACTTCCCAACCTGAAGCTACTGTATCAGATACTTGTTGAATCCAAGTTTGCAAATAAGGAACTCCTCCCAATGTTACCGTAAATGCAGCATATTGAGTTGTAATATCTTGATTAGCAATATTAACACCTATATTAACAATGAACTTTCCGGGAGTATTAAATGTAATATCACCTCCGTTACTAATAGTTACTTCAGGAGTTGTTTGTCCTTTACCAAAAAGTATTACTGTTGATGCACCGGGACTAATTGCTTGATTATTGTTTTCTGCATCTTCAATAACCTTGTTCATTTGGAAAGGTGTACTGTTAACTGTAACTGCACCTAAACCTGAAGGGGGACTAATACTTACATTTGTTCCCGGAACAATTTGAGTTAC